GTAAAGGCGAATACTGGACATCGCATTACAGGGCCCGCAAGGTGGCCGTTACGGAGGTTCTGCGGGCCCACAGCGTAGCCCAGCACGAAGCCTATATGCAGTCCCCGGCGGTGGAGAGCAAGTCGTGGAGGCACACCGGCAACTACCTAAACGAGCCTCGACAGAATCACGTCGATATGGACGGTCAGGTCGTTCTCAAAGATCAGCCCTTCGAGCTGGTCGGCGCGGACGGCATGATCTATTACCCCATGTACCCGCGGGACACGAGCCTTCCCGCAGCCGAGAGCATCAACTGCCATTGTATCGAGCAGCCCGTTGTTGACATGGAGATTCTGGGCCTGCCTCTGGAGGAACGTCAAAAGCTCCAGCAGCAGGCGATCGACGAAATGGACGACGACTGGGAGGCCGAGCTCGATGCTCAGAACAAGGCGAAAGCCGGAATCGAGGATGATTAGAAATGATCGTTACCATTGACGAAGCCCGCGTAGGGCACCCCAGCATCAAGCTGGACGGCATGGAGCTGGCCGGTATGGTCAAGTCCTACACCCTGCGCCACGGTGTCGATGAAGCTCCAGTTCTGGAGCTGGAGCTTTTACCCGGCACCGATCTGGCCGAGGTCAAGGCCATTCTGGGCAACCCGCTTGTGAACATTTCCGTTCCGGCGGTGCTGGAGGAAACGACCGAAGACCCGGCAAAATCTAATACTTGATAAAGAGCAGCGGCGACGCTGCTTTTTATATTGCCTGAAATCCTGAAAGGAGGTGAACACATGACGAGAAAAGTAAAAAAGGCAAAGGAAATCACTGATGCAAGAATCTCTTTTGTATCCCTGGTTGACAAGGCGGCGAACAAGCGGCAATTCCTGATCGTCAAGGACGAGGAAGGGAAAGCAGCCTTCACCACCTACGGCAAGATCATCAAGACGGACTCGGAGTCCCATTTTGTCACAGGCGTTGTGTACGAACCTATGGTCGAGGACGCCCACGGCAATTACATGACAGCGGACGAGATCGCAAAGGCCGCGTACTGGTTTGCGAAGAATGGGAACCGCGTCGATCTCCAGCACAATTTCGTGTCTGCTGATGGCACCGCTGTCGTGGAGAGCTGGATTGCAAAATCTGACTCCAACATCGGCGGTGCCGACATCAAGGAGGGCACATGGCTGATGACCGTCGAGATCACAGACGACGATCTGTGGCAGTCCATCGAGAAGGGCGAGATCACCGGGCTGTCTATGGGCGGCCTCGGAGTCTTTTCTAAGGAGGATACAGAATTGAGCGAAGCATCCGTGAAGAAGTCCAAAGGCCGCGTTACCAAAGGCGCGGTCGCGGACAGTTACAAGCAGGCGAATATCAGTTCCAGCTTTTGGAACGCCTTCGACGCCCTGCGGAACGGCCTGTACAGCTACAACGGCTATACGGGCGTTTATACCTACCAGACCGACGAGAGCAAGATCAAAGAGGCCCTGGAGGACTTCAACGGTATCATCACCGAGCTGTTGACCGATGCTTCGCAGTCTCTCACCAAGTCGCTGTTTGACTGCAAGCCTACCCCGGAGGCCGGCCGCATTGAGAAGTCCGGGCGCACCCTGAGTGCAAAGAACCGGGCCGCCTTGCAGAACCTCTACGACGACCTGGGCACGTTCCTTGCGGACGCCGACGCCGAGAAGGATAAACCCGGTGGCGAAACCGGCACCGAGGAGGACAAGCAGCATGACGGCGAGGAGAAAGGCAAGAAGGCCGACAAGGGCACTGAGAAGCAGCCCGCGGAGAAGCCCGAAACCGACTCCGAGGCCGCCGGGACTGATACCACCGACGACACCGGCAAGAAGCCCGGTGACGACAATTCCGCAGAAACCACCAAGAAAACCAAGACCACTAAGGAGGGTAAAACCATGACTAAGAGCGAAGCTGAGAAGCTGGTGCAGGACGCTATTGCAAAGGCCCTGGGCCAGCAGACCGAGCAGACCCCCGCCGCCGTCACCAAGGCAGAGGACGAGGAGATCACCCCTGATTTTGTCCAGAAGGCCGTCGATGCTGCCAGCAAAAAGGCCTTGGGCCAGCAGGAGCAGGAACAGAAGCAGGAGCAGCAGCTCACCAAGGCCGACCTGGAGGGCTTCATTGAGGCTATCGTGAAGAAGTCCGTCGCTGAGGTGCGCGGCTCCCGCGCCAACCCCACCAACCTGAACGACGCATCCGGCATCGTTCAGAAGTCCGCCGATCAGCACTATCTGCACGGCATCCTGTAAGAACAGAAGGAGGAAAACCACATGGCACGTTCTATCGAGGACATCATCCGCAACGCCATCAGCACCGGCGACTTTACGCCCAGTGCTGGCGCGGGCATCCTGAGCAACGAGCAGGCCCGCAAATTCATTCAGCAGACCTTCGAGGCCACTACCCTGGGCAACCTGGTTCGCCACGAAATGCGCACCGCCAAGGCTGGCGAGATCGACAAGATCGGCATCGCTTCCCGTATCCTGCGTGAGAAGACCGAGGACAACGACGACGGCTACCGTGCAGGCGTCAACACCAGCTCCATCAAGTACAGCTGCACCGACGTCCGCCTGCCCTGGGAGATCACCGAGGAAACGCTGCGTGAGAACATCGAGGGTCAGAACCTCGAAGCCATCATCACTAACCTTATGACCACCCAGCTCGGCATCGACCACATCGACCTGTGCCTGAACGGCGACGAAAAGTTTGCCGGTGTCAAGCCGTTCAACACCAGTGACACCTTCAATAAGGGCGATCTGGTATCCACCGGCGGCAAGGTCTACGAGTTCACTGCACAGCACAGCGCAGGCGCGTGGACTGGCACTGATGCGAAGGCTCTCTGCACCACCGGCGATGCAGACTTCCTCAAGGTGAACGACGGCTGGATTAAGCAGCTGACGAACAACGCCCATGTCGTCGATGCTTCCAGCGACACCGGCATGAACCTGGATATGTTCTACAACACGCTGCACTCCATGCCGAACAAGTACAACAACGGCAAGCTGCGTTGGCTCATGAGCCCGCACCGTGCGCAGGAGTGGGAGCTGCATCTGCTGAACCAGATCATCGAGAAGGGCGGCGCGGTGCCTGAGTCTGTCTACAACAGCCCCGCAAAGATTCCTGTTGTCGAGTGCCCGTCTCTCAGCGACGACTCCGTTCTGCTGACTGACCCCAAGAACCTGGTGGTCGTCAACACCTACGGCATGAAGATCAGAAAGACCACCGAGGGCAAGGAAGCCATCATGAAGGATAAGCGTTTCTACGTTATCCACTTCGACTTCGACCCCATCATCGAGGAAATGGACGCCGCAGCCATCATCAAGGGCATTAAGTAAGGCAGAAAGGCAGAGAGAAGTATGCTGTATCACATCAAGCTGAAAAAGGCGATGTCCTATACCGGCATCGTCAATGCCACCAGGGAAGAGCCGAACGTCTACACCCACGATAAGAACATTGCGACCGCTGCTGTGCGCAGCGGTTATTTTGATCTGATCGAGGTTGAGGAGGACGAAGCCAAGGATGATTCCGTTCCGCTGATCGCAGCGGGCGAAGAAGCGGAGGACAGCTCTATTCCGGCCCACTTCGACAAGGACTACCTGGACAGCCTGTCCATTACCGACCTGAAAAAGCTGGCCGGTGATCTGGGCGTAGCCGTTACCAAGGGCATGAAGAAGGACGACCTTGTGGCCGCCATTACCGCAGAAACCGTCACCGTCCCGGCGGCGGATGATGCGCAGCCCGACTTCGGGGAGGACTAAGCCATGCCGAAACGCCCCTGGATAACCCCGCAGCAGGTGCGTGATTACTCCGAAACCCCGGAAGTGCTCAAACGCAGCGATGCAAAGCTGAGCGTGGACATTTCCAGAGCAGAGCAGTACATCATCACCTACACCCATAACAAGGGCCTGGAGGAAATGGCAGAGCTGCCGGAGGGCGTGCGGACGGCCTGCATCTTGATGGCCGAGGCCTATGCCCACAACGCCGCTCTGACCTCCTCCAAGGTGCTGAAATCCGAAACATTCGACGATTACAGCTACTCGGCAGATCACTCCGACATCGAAGTTACCGATCTCGATCTGGCCGCCCTGCTGGATGATTATGTCGTCACGGCAGCAAACGGAACTGTTACCATGCGTATGCGTGTACTGTGAGGAGGGCCCAGCATGGCGTTTGAAGACTACCTGAACGATCTGTGCGACATCTACCACGCACAGAAAGGCGACGAATCCCCCGGTTACGGCTTGACCGAGCAGCCTTCCTTCTCCTATCCAAAGGAGCCGGACGTGCTCTCTGTGGTCTGCCATTTCGCGGTTAAGAGCGAGAGCACATCCATTTCGCAGACCGCCCCGGCCAACATCAAAGAGTCTCGTATCAAGCTGGCCCTGCCCGCCGGCACCGACGTGAGACTCAACGACAAGATTGTGGACAGGAAGAACGGCTGTGAGTACATCGCGGAGATTCCACACGACATCCACGGCCACCACCTCTTCGTCTACGTCGTGGCGAAGGGCACACAGAGGTATCTCTGATGGCGACGGTTGATGTTGACGTCTCCGAATTTCGGGAGTTCTTTTCCCGCATCGGACAGGCCGCGTCCGGCGACTTTCGGCACGAAATGGAGCTCTTTCTGGAGGGCCTTGGTAACGAGTTCCTGAGAGTCCTCCAGGACGAGATCATCCGGCGGAAGGTCATGGACACCCGCCAACTGCTCGCGTCCTTCGAGAAAGGCGCCCAAGGGAACATCTGGGAGCTCACCGAGGGCGATCTGACATTGGAAGTGGGCACCAATGTCGAATATGCGTCATACGTCAATGACGGCCACTGGACAAACCCGAAAGGCGTCAAATACCGCTTTGTCCCCGGCTACTGGCAGGGGGACGGGCGGTTTGTTTATGACCCGTCCGCGAAAGGCGGCATGGTCTTGAAGCAGCACTGGGTAGAGGGCAAGCACTACTGGGAAAGTGCATTGCGCATCCTGGACAAGATGCTTCCTGATCTGCTGGATGCAAAGCTCCAGGACTGGATGGACAGCTATTTTGAATGAGTTGAACTTTTCAAACCAAGAAAGTTGATTTCATTTTGTAAGCAACTGATTTTGAAGGCTGTTCGGCAGAACGAAACACACAAAAAGGAGGAGTTCCATGCTTGAACAGGATTTAGCGAGCATCATGAGCTTTCTGACAATTCACAGTGGGAACCCTGCTCCGTACTACAAGAATGTGCCGGAGCAATTTTGCGTTCCGGCGGTGTACTTCCCGCGGCCTGAAATCGGCAGCAGCGGCGATACGTTCAGCACCTATGCTCTGGATTTTTCTCTGTTCGTAAAGTTCTTCCACAAGACGAAGGAGGAGGCCTAC